CTTATACACAAAGAAATAGAGGAGCAATATGGCTAATCATTACTACGACTTCGAAATTGACGACTGTCCTATTCATGAAGATAAAGATACAAATCAATTTTACAGATTAGAATTAGTATTACCAATAGGACTAGATAAACCCCATGCTAGTTGGAAACAATCAAGAGATTGGGTATATAATTTTCTAAAAAATGCAGAACCTGTAATAGATAAAGATATACAAAAAATATTAGAATTTAGAGTTGGAATAGGTCATATAGGACATAATGATGGACAAACTTGTTTCAAATATTTAGGAGAAGAATAAATGGCTATCAGAAGAGGAAGGAAAAAAGATAGTTGGAATAATAATAAAGCTAGAAATCCTTATTCTTTAAGACCTTGGAAAGATGTAAGAAAAGATAAAGTAATTAATTGTCCAACCAATGATCCTATTATTGATTTATTAGGTGCTATACTTCAAGGTGGGTACCAACAAGAAGGTGCTAATTACTTTAGTGGTATTTGCAAAAGTTGTAGTGACGGGTATAATAGATACTACTGTGGGTCTTATTGGACAGATGTTGCAGGAGTAGATCATACTTATATAAGAAGGACAGCAAAATATGGAGGCACCAAAAGTTTTAAATATCATACTGTATGATATTCCACCTGCACAAATAAGAGGTAACACACGAGCACACTATCAAACTCTTAATAGCCTTCGCAGACAAAGAAAAGAGATGGCTATGTGGTTGACTAAAGATGCTATGACAGAGGCAGGTATAGATAAATTAGATGGCAAAGTTCATGTTGAATATATGTTTTATAATAACCGAGATGTCGATGTTGATAATCTTATCTTTGGAATGAAAGCTACATTAGACGGCATAGTAAATGCCGGTCTAATAATAGATGATTCACCTAGCTATGTAAAAATTACAGGAGATTTTGAGAAATGCAAAAAAGGCGAACAAAAAACAATCATAACAATAAGCGAAATAAAGAAATCGAAAAAGAAATTAGACGAGCTCAATTCTTTATAGCAGTATTTGTATTATTAATTGCAGGAATATGTTTGCAGATTAATTAAGTCCTACTGAAGGGAAAATAGCCTATTCATAAAGGCTATTTAAAAATTTCTAGTATAGTTTAGTATACAAAAAAGTTTTAAGACCCCTTAAAATCGATGGTTTTTTAGGGTTTTTCCCTTTATATACTTAGTTTTAATTGTTTTTCTTTAGAAGTTTTAAACTTTTCTAATTCGTATTGATAGACATTGTAATGATCTGTAGGAGATTTACCACCTGTATTAATAAATCCATATTCATGTTGATATCCTTTGTGATAAAACCTAGCTTTATTATAAAAATCTTGAGGAGTTATATAACCTGCTAATAAGATTTCAGAAGTGTTATTGATAGTACCTTTGTGATTTACACTAACAAAAAAATAATAATCAGGGTTCTGATGTTGACTTGTTTTTGCAATAGACCATTCAGAATTATCTGTAACTTGCTTGTAATTCTTAGCTTTAACTTCTACTTTATACCCTGCGATTATTAAATCGTTGTTATAAATATTTTCATTAGGAGTTATTAAATCTTTAAAATGTTCTCTGACTGCAAACTCTGCAAGTAATCCTTGTGACTGTCCTTTACCTTTTGTAAAAGAGTCTTTTAAAGTTCCTATTTTATTTGATTTATTTAAAGCCTCATCAATTAATGCTTGATTAAACTTTAACTTAATCAAATTTTTCCTTTGATAGCATAAACTATTTGCCAAAGTTGTTTCATAATCATGCTTCGTTCTTTAGTAGTTAACTTCTTGTCTTGACCACTAGCTTCCACTATCTCAAGAAGTTTAATTACTTCACCAATAACATGACCATACTTTTTAACTAAAGCATAAGCTTGCATAAGATTTTTCATCTTTTACCTCCATAATATTCTACAGCATGACCTTCTTTGACAAGCTGTTTATTTACATTAACCCATTTATCTTTTTCTTTTTTAGATTCAAATAATATTTCTCCAAGTACTCTACCATACTTTCCTTTACCATGGCTAAGTAATCTAGTAGGTCTATCTTTAATAAGATCCTTAAACCTAGCTTTAGCCTGTAATCCACGATACTTCTCTTCCTTGTCACGAGTTCTAGACTCAGGTGTGTTTATACCATACAATCTTATTCTAGCTTTGTGAAATATTTTAAATCCTAAATCTATGGTGACATCACAAGTGTCACCATCTACTATATAAGTTACTTCGCAATCATAAGTAAACATTAATCTGCCTCCAATACTTTCATGCCTAATGCAATCAACCCACCTATAGTAGCTGTTGCTACTTCTACATACCCTACTTTTAAAGCATATACTGCTATAACTCCTAGTATAACTATAGCTAGGAATATCTGTGGTCTAATCTTTGCAATCCAATTCATTTGTTACCTCCGAATACTGACCCTGTTAATAAAGCCCCGAATGATAAGTGGAATAGCCCACCACCTTTCAGAGTAAATGGTTCGTGTTGTGACACAAGCTTCTTAAGGTATTCCATTTGCACAAGAGGATCCTCTATCTCTTGTAGATGACTCATGTAATCAGCCAAATCTAAACCCATTCGTGCAAACCCATAATAGATAGGGACTACCATGAAGTCATATATACATATAACTAAGTAAACTATTAAGGCTGTCCATCTCCATCTGTGTATCGCTGTCATTTGAATATGTCTTTAATATCATCTAGTTTGTTAAGTGTTTTATCTTCTAGCCCACTATGTTTAAACCAATGTTGTATAAGATAAGTAACACTAGTAGTTAGGATAATAGTGGTGATACCAATTTGTAATTTCTTTTTCATGTTGCCTCCATGCTTTATAGGGAGAGGTAAAAAGTTAGGTGTTATTCGATGAATCAACTTCAATCATAGGAACCAAAACCCTCTCCCATTATTTTTATTGTGTAGTTGGTTCAGCTATACTGACCTCCACATTACCTGTAACATTCCACACTTGTGCTGTTACAGTTGTAGCTACAGTAAATTCTTTAGAGTCAAAGCCATTGCCTTGACCTACTTCATTTAATTTTATATTCAATGTTCCGATATCCATTTGTCTAAATGTGCAACTTCCACCTTTTGTCCATAGGTTAGATAGAATAAGTTTATCTACCTTTCCATTAACTCCTGAGTTAGGAGCATCAAGCCAAATCCTGTCGTATGTACCACCTCTAGTGATCATAGCAGATGCTTGGTGATGTCCACCACCTATTGCTCTCATTCTAGATGTACCTGCTGTCTGAGATATAGATTGTCCATCACTTGCATTACCAATAATATTAATTGTGTGTGCATTTATATCTGAAAAATCCATAGACTTGCATCTTGATTTTTCTATAGTTAATTCTCCTATATAAAGTCTAGTGGCTGTGCCACCTGACACATCTGTTCCTTCTACTAATACTGCTTCAGCCTTACCACTAGGTAAAGTAGACGAAGTATATGCTGTACCTATTGTGACATCATAGATTCCTATCTCAGATACAGGAGTACTTGCTAAGACAATTCGTAAAGTATTGTCTTCTTTATTTTCTTTTCTAAACATCATAGCTGACTCAAGGGTTTCTGAAGGTATGTTGTTAGGAGCTGCATATATTCCTGCATCTCCATTAGTAAAGTTTCTTTCTGCTAGTATAGTTTCGTTTACAACTACCCCACCACCAACAGAACCACCTACTGTCAGTAAACCTAATGCCATCTGAGGACTAAATCCCATAGCACGAAGTAATGTGTAAGGAGATTTAGCTATGTTAAAAGCTGTCCTCCACTTTTTGCTTTCGCTGTTAAGGTATTCTACTTTTTCAAATAACCAATCTCTTGCTGCTCTTATTTTCCTGTATGTTTTTACAGGAAAATTAATTATAGCTTTAGGACTAGCTTTAATTGCACGAATAAGTTTGCCTATACTTCTTATATGTATGGCAAAACCTAATACGATTAACCCACTTGATATACCATAGTTGTAGTATTGCAATGATTGCCACCATTGCACATCTTTATAAAGAAATTCAAGTGTGTAATAACCTACTTGTAGTTGAGGAAAGTATTCAGCTATGTATGGTGTTGGATTTATATAACTAGCAAATGCTAATGTACCACCACCAATGATAGTAACCATTGTAAAAGTATTTAAGATAGATT